AAAGAGGTGGCAGGTGAGTTAGTTATCACTTCGAACACAGTAACTATGAACGGTCTTACGCCGGTTGCGCTTCCTGATTCTCTTATAAGACTTTATAGATGGTATGTTGCAAGTAGCGGAACGTATGCAACGCAATCAAGCGCAAGCCATCAAGGAGAATTAACTATACAAGAAAGCGGAGCAGGTGATATTTGGTCGGCTATAAAAGCCAATGGAATTTTTAAAGGACAGTCTCAAATAGGATGCTATACTGTTCCTAGTGGTTATACTGCTTTAATAAATAGAATAGCTTATTCAGTACAAGCAACACTTGAAGCTGAAATTATTTTTATGCAAAGGAATGGCGTTTTGAATACAACTGCACCATTTGATGCCTTGAGAGTTATCACAGATATTGATTCAGCAAAGGGTACGACTTCGGTTGATTTTGTCGCTCCCATAGCTATACAAGAAGAAACGGACTTAATTTTTATGGGCAAAAGTAAAGGCGGTCAAACACTCCCGATGACGATAGACTTTGAAATTAAACTTGTACAAAATGGCTAAAGATTCAACCACAGAATTACAGACTGCATATTATACATTGTTAAATAATAATGTAACAATAAGTGGCACACCAGTGAATGTGTATGATGAAGTTCCTGCCAACGGTACTTATCCGCACATACAATTCAACGCAACAACACTTACCGACAATAGTACCAAAAGTACTTTTATGGACGATGTTACTTTTAGCCTAAGCATTGTTGATAGGTTTAGCCTTGATAACGGTTCGCGCAGCAAAATAAATAGTATAGTGAACCAGGTTAAACAAATTATAAGAGCAAGGCCAGTACCTTTTGTTCTAACTAATTTTAACGTACTTACTAGCGTTTTAGATAATGATGTAATGCGTAAAGAAAAGTCGGATACATACACTTATTTTATAAGGGAAGTAAGGTTTAGGCATATTATAGAAGAAAAATAGTGGGTGTATCATTACCGATAATTTTTTTTTATCTTTTACAGAGTTTAACATTAACTAAATGAAATAAAACTATGGCCGCAGTAAACGGAACATTAATCGTACTAAATGATAGTGGCACTGCTATTGCCCTAACAACTAGTGCAACACTTAACATAGAACTAGATTTACCCGATGCATCTACAAAAGATAGTAGCGGTTGGGCTAAACACATTTTAGGACAAAAGTCTTGGAGCGTGGACCTTGATGGATTAGCTGACTTCGAAACTGGTGAAAATGTAGATGACTTAGTAAACTACATACTAGATAGAACACAAGTTAGCCTAGAGTTTGAGCCAACTGGCACTGCATTCTCAACTAAAGGAGTATCATATACTGGCACTGCAAGCGTGGCTTCTGTAAGCATTGTAGCAGCTAACGAAGATACTGCAACTTTGAGCGGTAGCTTTACTGGCGATGGTCCATTGGCAAGAGTTGCAGTTAGCTAATGGCAGGCAGTAAATCTATTACCATAGATGGCGTAGATTATTCGTTTAGGTTTGACCTTAACGCTTTAGAGCGTTTTACCGAGGAAGCCGGGGTTGGATTAAATAGTATTGATGCGGCATTAGATAAAGTTGCTAACATTAAATTATTTATCCAGGCCCTTTCCGCTTCCGGTGGTAATGAAGTACCGGCGGATGTAATAGGCACTATGGATTTTGCGCAGTTAAATGAAATATTTTCACTGGTTAGCGAATCAGTGGGAAACCTACGCAGCCCTCAAAACAAGAAAGCCAAATAGCTACACTGCAAGATATGTTGGTATTAGGTTTTAGAATGGGCCTAACACCGGAGAACATTCGCAGCACCACTATTTATGACTACAACCTTATGGCGAGGGCTTATAGGGAAAATATGCTGCACGAATTAAACGTGATGCGTATAAATTCTTATCTAGTTTCTGTATATTCGGGCTTAGATAGTAAGTTTAGAAAAAAATTAACACCTAATAAAATGTTCCCACTAGATAATGACATAGAAAAAAAGCCAAGGTTAAGCAGGGAGCAGGTGCAAGAAATTTTTAAACGTAGCAATAAAAGGAGAGGAATATGTTAGGCGCATTTAATGTAGTATTAGGCGTTGACATAAAGAAGCTGCAACAAGGGCTAAACCAGGCCAGTGGTATGCTTAAAGATTTTAGCGCCGGTGTTAAGCAAACTGGGCAAACTTTAACGCGCACACTAACTGTGCCTATTGTCGGTGTTGGCTCTGCTATGTTAAAAACTGCGGCAGACTTTGAGCGAGCCATGAACCAGGTGGGTGCGGTAACTGGTGCAACTGGCGAAGAATTTAACATGCTACGCGAACAAGCTAAAGAACTTGGGCGCACTACAAAGTTTACTGCTACGCAGGCTGCTGAAGGTATGAACTTTTTAGCTATGGCAGGTTTTGAAACTAGCCAAATAATGACTGCGATGCCAGGCGTTTTAAACTTAGCAAGTGCCGGCGCGATGGATTTAGCAACTGCCTCTGATATTGCTAGTAATATACTTACTGGCTTTAACATGGATGCGGAAGATATGGCGCGTGTTGTTGATGTAATGGCCAAAACATTTACAAGCAGCAATACTAACTTAATGCAGTTAGGTACTGCTATGAGTTTTGTTGCACCAGTGGCGGCGGGTTTTGGTGTAAGCATGGAAGAAACTTCAGCCATAATTGGTATGCTTTCAGATGCGGGCATACAAGCAAGCCGGGCGGGCACAACCTTGCGTGGTATTATGGTGCAGCTAGGTGAGGCCTCAAAAGAACTTGGCTTTAGTATGAATGACAGTAATGGGCAAATGCGGCCCATGGCTGACCTACTAGATGAACTTATTGCTAAAAGTGGTGGCACACAAAACGCAATAGATATGTTTGGCCAAAGAGCAGGCCCAGGCTTGGTTGCATTACTACAACAAGGCACAACAAAGTTACGCGACTTTGAAACGGCGCTAAAAGATAGCGGCGGCACTGCTAAAGAAATTGCAGAGCGACAGATGCAAGGTTTATCAGGTGCGCTTACAGAGGCACGCAGCGCGTTAGAAGGCATGCTTATATCTTTTGCAGATATTGGCATTTTAAGTGGCGCAGAAAAACTTGTTGATAAGGTTACTGCAAAGATACGCCAGTTTACAAATGCTAGTGATGAAACGAAACAAAATATAGTAAAATTACTAGCAGTGTTGGCAGGCGTTGGCCCTGCATTGTTAATTATTGCAGCAGCGCTAAAAGCAGTTGCGGTTGGTATGGCTCTGGTAAGCAGCCCGGTATTTTTAATTATTGCCGGGATTACTGCCCTTGTAGGCGCATTCCTTTACATGCTTGACAACTGGGAAGCAGTTAAAGAACGCATGTCTGATACTGACTGGTGGAAAAACACACTAATAGAAATGATGCAATTTGTACTTAGGTACAATATTTTTAGTCTTTTTATTGATGGAATAACTATCGCCGTGCGGTTTATGGCCGAAAAGTTTAGTGGGTTTTTTAATTGGTTAGTGGGCAGAATGCTAACGGTAAAATCAGATATACTTGGTGAATTTGCGATTTTAGCTTTTAATGCACAAAAGCTGCTAGCTAAAATACCTTTTTTCGAAGGTGCAGCCGCTGGCGTGCGGGAGTTAGGCGAGGAACTAGTTGCTGCAAGTGTAGATGCTAAAATAGCCGCTGAGTCCGGTTCTGATTTTGCTGCTAAAACCGTTGAAGCACTTAGCGATATAAACAAAGTTAATCCATTTAGGGTAATAGCAGATTCGGTAGAGGATGCCAAAACCGAACAAAAGGAATACAACAACGAATTTAAAAAGTTTGGTGACTATGTAAACTTTAGTAAAGAGGGCATAATGGAAACGCTTGGCCTTACCGAGTTACTTGGTATGGCAGCGCAAGATGTAACACCAACAGAAGATGCAGTAGATGTAACACCAACAGTAGATGAAGGGCAGGTAGCCAAAACATTAACTCTGTTAGATAGGGTACGACAAGACTTTAACCGAATAAAAAGCGATGCAGCACTTGTAAAAAGAGCGTACACTAGTTTAGGTGAGGGCATAGCAGATGCGTTTACAAAGGCAATAATGACCGGTAAAAGTTTAGCAGACCAATTAAAACAGTTAGCCGGCTTATTAGCAAGTAAAGCGCTACAATTTGCACTTACAACCTTGCTTACTGGTGGGCTTACTATTGGTGGTTCAGAAACTGCCGGATTTTTAGGCCAAGGCGGTGGACTGCTTGGCAGTTTGTTTAAAAGATTAGCCGGTAACAATACCGCTATACCTAATGTTGCAGGCACTGCAACTCAGTTGGCTGCAAATAACCTTAATAGTGTTAATGTTGATACAAGTTTTGACGTAGCTTCTGCATTTGAAACGGCGCTAGAAAATTATACTGCTAAACTTGGCCCAGATGAGTTTTTTACATTAAGCCAAAAGGGTCAATATGGGTTTTAAATGGCATACGGACTAAGAGCATATTGGAGTACTAAAAATCATAACGATGTTACAGACTACCTACATATTTACCAGGATGGTTACAGTGGCTCTAGCTTACAGATAACCGATAGCACTGGATTTACTTTTAAACACCAGGAAATTTCTTCCGATAGTAACGAGGGTTATTTAAACCCTACTTACAATAAAATTTTAATGGGTGTGCTTGACTGGAATGTTTGGGGTAAAGATGCAAGCACAAAGCAACTAATAGAGGATATAAAAACTGGTAGCAAAAAAGAATACTACATACAATGGGCGCAGGGGACAACTGGTAATATACTATGGCAGGGCTATGCAAGCGGAAGGATATTAAGTTACCCGGAGAAGGAAAAATATCTTGCTAAATTACAGTTTAAAGATTTTGAGGTATTAAAGACACAAGAATATACGCCAACAGATAACCGGCAAAAAGTAATTCAAACTATTGCCGACTTAATAAGTCAACTGGGTTTAGATTCTTTGCGTTATACCGGTAATGTGCTACGTACTTTTACTAGTTGGCAGGCTCAGGGAACAACGCTTACAGATGATTTTTTAAATCAAGTATATCACGATACTATACAACTTAGAAACTATGGCCGCCAAGGTAATGAAACTGATACAAGTATAAGCGTATATGATGCCTTAAAATATACTGCCGCTCCTCAGTTGTTAATCTATCAGATGAACGGTGCATTTAATGTAATACAGTTAAGCGCATTTGAGGATAGTCAAAATGTTGTAAGAGGTGATTATCAATTAAATGGTACGGCAGCAGGTGTTGTAACTGTAGATTTAGAGCAAACTATTTACACCGATAAAGATTTAGGGCTACCAGTTTTAATTGATAGTAGCCAAGTAACTACCTATCCTGCCTTACAAAGCGCGACAGTAGAGTTTGACCATAAGAGTTTAAATGCAAACATTACAGTGCCACAAACTGTAACCATAAGCAGCCCAAGTGAGCAAAAATACACAATGAATGTGAGGCTAAGTGGTGATGAAAGCATTATTTTTACCGCTAGAAATATTAGCCGTGTTACTGTGCCTTATAATAATTACGATGTATTTAGCAATGCTGATGTAGATATAAGTACAGATACAATAGATGTTACACCGGGTTTAAGTATAGACCAAAAAGTAAGATTTGAAAATAATGTTGGCGCTCTTCCTGGTGGGCTTTCTTCCGGTGTTACTTACTATGCTAAACCTTATGGCGGTGATGAATACTATTTTGATACCTTTCCTAACCGTTTAAATAACCCGGTAGATATTACAAGTGATGGCGGCGCGGGCAGTGCTAGTAAAGTACTTACCATAGAAGAAGTAACTTTAAAAAATGCGGAGTTTGCTTTAACACTAGGTGCAAACTTTTTAGATACTGGCACTGGTAGTTTTTTAACGCCTGGGCTTAGTTACACTGGCATGAGTAGTAGTATAATAAACCTTACTGCTGCAAATATAAACACAACAACAGACAGTGTAGATTTTACTGGCCATGGTTTAAAAGATGGACAGTTGGTAATTTTTACAAATACTGGTGGCAGTTTACCTGGTGGCATAGATGCTGATACGTTTTATTATGTTGTAAATAGCAGTACAAATTCATTTCAAATTAGCGACAGTTATGGTGGTAGTTTTATAACTCTTACTAATCAAGGTAGTGGCGCACACACAGTGCAAAGAGCAAGCATGGTGCGCGGTTTATCTGATACACTTAAATTGGCCGAATATGTTGGTGATTTAAGTTTTGAGATTACTGACTTACCGCCCGACCAAACAGTTGAGCTTAACCTACATTTATTTCCAACCAGGGTTCTTGAAAGTGAAATAGCAAGCGGGTATATAGATGAAACATTATGGCTTGATACAATAGTACAATTTATTGACCCTAGTAATCCGGAGAGTACTAGTATAGTTTATAAGCTAGAGCAGAATACTGCGGTAGCTTCTGACGATTTAACACTACCCGCAATACGCTATGGCGATGGTCCTTATGTTTGGAGTAGAAGTGCTTATCGAACAAGTACTAACCTAGAAGATATTACAGTTGGTTGGAAACGGCGCTCGCAGGCAAGTTATGTGAATTTTGAAGAACTATTACTTAAAGAAGTTATAGATACGCAGCGCAGCAGGCCAACTAAAATAAATGCAAATATAATTGGCAACTATGAGCCAGTTAATGTATCTGTGTACGATGGAAGCTACTATGCTTACGTAGGTGGTACATATAATGGCAGGTGGCGGCCAACACTTGTGCAAATAAATATACAAACCGGCACAGATACACTAACAACAATAAAGCGCATAGACCAGTCCGGCAATCAAGGCATAATAGTTACACCTCCGGAAACTGAGGGGCTTACTGAATCTGAAGCTGACTCTAGATATTTACGTATTTTAAATAATTTCGGTGATGTAAATAATGTAGATACTAGCCGTACAAACTTAGGACTAGGTACTGGTGATACGCCTACATTTAATGGTATTGTAAGCACTGGCACTATAATTACCGATGAGATAGACACTACGAGTATCGTATGGAATACATCAACTCAAGTATGGGATGCTGACCCTAGTGAAAAATTCAACAATCCAGTTTATATAAGCACGAGTTTAGACGTTGATAATGGTATTAATGCAGACCAACATATTCACGCAGGAACATACCTAAAAGCAGATACCTATTTAGAAGTAGGAACAAGTGCAACAATAGGCACTACGGTAGATGTAGGAACTAACGCAATGGTAGGCGGTACACTAGATGTAACTGGAGCAACTACACTAAGCACATTAGATGTAAGTGGAAGTACGACAGTGGGTGGCACGTTAAGCGTAACTGGTAATACTACCATATCAGGCACGTTAGATGCACCTACATTGAATACTGGTCAAGGCGATAACGAGTTGTATGCAATGAATCAAAACGTTCGTACCTCTGATAGTGTAACTTTTGATACGTTAGCGGTTACTAATAATGCAACCGTAGGTGGCTCTCTAACCTTGACTGGTGAGGCTGACTTTAATAGCACAATGAACCTGCAAGGCAATCTTACTACTCAAGCAAATTTAGCAGACGATGGATTTGTTGAAGGGTGGGCAGGTACTAATTGGAAAATAAACGCAGATGGTTCGGCTGAATTTGAAGAAATGAGGATTCGTGGAGCATTACGAGTTTATGAGTTTATAGCGAAGCAAATTAGTACGATAGGTGGTTCGGAGATATTAAGTATAGCGCAGGGTAGAGTTTCAAGCGTAAACGTAGGAGCAGAAACAATTACGGTCGAAAATGTTACGGGTACGGCAGGAAATGCCTTTAAAGCGAATGACCTTTGGATTTGTCAAGTAGTAGAT